AGATGTACCCGAAGGCACAGTTGAAGTCCAAGCTGTGGAAGCCTGAGACTAACAAGGACGAGGACGACAACCTCATCCCGACCGGCAAGATCGTGGTGAAGTTCGCGCACGCTGCATTCGGTGAGAAGCAGGACAAGACCAAGTGGGAGTTCCAGCCTACGCTGGTCGATTCGAAGCGTGCCTTCTTGCCGAAGGGTACGGTGATCTTCGGCGGCAGCGTGATTAAGGTGTCGTATGGCATCTCATTCACGACGATGCCGGGCGGTGGAGAAGAGCCAGACAAGTATTACGCGAAGCTCACGCTGCAAGGCGTGCAGGTTCTCACGTTGAAGGACAGCTTCACGCGTGACGCAGCCTCGCTTGGTTTCGGAGTGGAAGAGGGCTACTCGTCAGAGGACGCGCTTGGCGAGCAATCGCCTCCGCCGACTGACGAAGATGCGGAAGGAGCACAGGCCGGTGAGCGGCCAGCGGACTTCTAACCTCTACGCTGCGACCAATCTGGTTCGCAAAGTAACGGGGATGCGGAGCGGTCTGGAAGTCCAGATCGCTTCGCAGCTTACCGAAGCTGGCGTGGAGTTTCAGGGGGAGAAGGAACTAGGGTCGATTCCCTACAACAATCGCCGGGTGAAAAAATATCATCCTGACTTCCGACTGAAGAACGGCATCATCATAGAAGCCAAGGGCTGGTTCAAACCTGTAGACCGAGAGAAGCACCTATGTATCAAGTACCAGCATCCAGAACTGGACATTCGCTTTGTGTTCTCGAACCCGAAGGCGAAGCTCGGCAAGCGGTCAACAACCACCTACGGCATGTGGTGCGTGAAATATGGATTCAAATTTGCAAAGGGTACGGTCCCCCAGGAGTGGATCGACGAGCCCGAAAAAAGATCGGAGATGGATGCGTGAGCGAAAGAACATCGACTGACTATATCGTGATCCACTGCGCTGCAACACCGGCGCACATGGACATCGGTATCGACACAATTACAGAGTGGCACAAGGCACGCGGGTTCAAGACCGTGGGCTACCACTACTTCATCAAGCGTGACGGCACGCGGCAGACTGGGAGGGCGATCAATGAAATCGGTGCTCACGTTGTCGGCCACAATCATCATAGCGTTGGCTTGTGTATGGCCGGTGGGGTGGCTGACGACACGCTCGCCCCTCAAGACAACTTCACCAAAGAGCAGTGGACAACCCTCTACATTACTCTAAAGGAGCTACATGAAGAGTTCCCGAAAGCCGTTATCGTCGGTCACAGAGACCTCGATGCTGGGAAGGCTTGCCCGTCTTTTTCAGTCTCGGACTACGTTGACGACAAGCCAGAGTTCGCCCCGGAAGTCTAGGTTGTTGTGGACGTTCCGATTCATCACGGCTTGCCGTTGTGAACGAGAGATGGTGTGGGATGCTCCCCCACCTACTTACTTCAATCTGGCACTGTCATTCCCAATTCATTTTCAAATATCTCCGTCACCTATAGAGCAGCCGTCTGGAGCAGGAACGCGGAGATTCAAACTGTACAACATAAACAGCAACGATAGGATTGCGGTCTACAAAGAAGTGGAGGGATAGATGGACAACCAAGAGAGCGAGTTCACCGAACATGGTCCGTGCGAAGCGTGCGGATCTTCTGATGGGCTCGCTCACTACACAGATGGGCACACCCACTGCTTCGTGTGCATGGCGCACACGTCAGCGACGGGCACGGTCGAGGAGAAGCCTCATTCGATACCGAAGGACTTCCTCCTAGGACAATTCATTGAGCTAAAGAAGCGAGGGATCAATGAGAAGACTTGTCGTAAGTTTGGTTACATGGTGGGATCACAATTCGGGAGACCAGTCCAGATCGCACCGTACCATGACGCGAACGGAAAGCTTTGCGGTCAGAAACTCAGGACGCCGGACAAGGATTTCACCTGGACTGGTGAACCTAAGCAGGCAGTGCTGTGGGGACAACATCTCTGGCGGGACAAAGGTAAGATGGTGGTTGTTACTGAGGGCGAAATTGACGCTATGTCCGTTTCACAACTTCAGGACAATCGTTGGCCTGTGGTCTCGCTCCGAAACGGCGCAAGTGGAGCTAAGAAGGATATCAGCCGTTCTATCGAGTGGCTCGAAGGCTTCGAGACAGTTGTACTTGCGTTCGATATGGACGAAGCAGGACACAAAGCCGTTGGCGAGGTCGCTCCTCTACTCACTCCAGGCAAATGTAAAGTCTGGAACATCGCGCTCAAAGACGCCAACGAGTTGCTCGTGGCCGGTAGAGAAAAAGAAATCCTTGATGCCATATGGGGCGCAAAAGTGTACCGTCCCGATGGGATCGTTGCCGGTAGTGACACCTGGGATCTCCTTGTCAAGGACGATAGCGGGTGCACCCTCGAATACCCTTGGCCGCAGTTGCAAGCTAAGCTACTGGGACTGCGACAGCACGAGATCGTCACGTTCTGTGCGGGCAGCGGTGTCGGCAAGTCTCAGGTTTGTCGGGAGTTGGCTGTTCACGCTATACGTCAGGGACAGACTGTGGGCTATATCGCGCTGGAGGAGAGTGTGCAGCGATCTATTCGGGGTCTAGTCAGCATCGCCGTGGATGCGCCGTTGCATCTCCCGTGGGCGCGGCACAAGTTCACGTCAGCGGGTGACACCGAGAAGATGGATCAACTTAAGGCCGCGTGGGATCTGATTTCCACAAAGGCTTTCTTTTACGACCACTGGGGAAGTCTCGATGGCGAGAACCTCTTCCAGCGAATCCGCTACCTCGTGCATGCGTGCGGGTGTCAGTGGATCGTGCTCGACCACTTGTCCATCATGGTGAGTGGCGACGAAGAGGGAGATGAACGGCGCAAGATCGACAACCTTATGACGCGGCTACGCTCCCTGGTGGAGCAGCTACCATTCGGCCTGATCCTTGTGTCACACCTGAAGCGGCCAGACGGTCGGCCACTTGAGGAGGGCGGGCAGACGCACCTTGGACTTCTCCGAGGGAGCGCGAGCATCGGCCAACTGTCCGACATCGTAGTCGGCCAGGAACGCAATCAGCAGGATGAAGAGCGAAAGAATATCACGATGCTCCGCACCTTGAAGAATCGCTTCAGTGGGGAGACCGGCGAGTCCGGTGAGTTGTTCTACAATCCAGTCACAGGGCGGCTGTTCCCGCCAGGAGGAGAAGCCAATGTCGGAGGAGATGCGCCCGATTATTAAGTTCGCAGAGGACCAGCCCCACTTCATGGCATTGCTGTGTGTGGGTCTGTTGTTCAAGTTGGCCGGACAGCAGACGTTCACGATCCAAGAACTCCACGACTACAACAAGGAGTTCATTGGCATTCGAATAATGAACGACACAAACGAGCCAAACATTGCAGACAGAACGGTCACCGTCACACTACAAAAGGGGGAGAACACATGATGCTGCACCTACTCACAGCCGTACTGGTTGTGCTCAAGGCTCTTGAGATGATCGAGATTTCGTGGTGGTGGTGCGTGGCGCCGTCGCTGCTTGCATTCGGATTCGCCTTGTTCACAATCACCAGCGTTGCTGCATTGTGGATTTGGGCTCACCTACAGAAATAGGAGGAGACAGTGAGTAAGCTGATCTTCGACATCGAGACTGATGGCTTCTTGGACGTGGTGACAAAGGTGCACTGCATCGCGTTCAAGGAGCCAGGAGGCCAAGTCCAATCAGTCGGAGGGCCTACCGACGAGAAGATCCGAAACCTTCTCACCCACCTGGAAGACCAGGAGGAACTGATCGGACACAACATCATAGAGTACGACATTCCGGTGCTCAAAAAGGTGTACCCGAACTTCAAGCCACGCGGCAAGATGTTCGACACCTTACTTGACGTTCAGTGGCTCTACACTGACATGAGAGAACTCGACTTCGCTCTACGCCGGAAGAATCACGATTTCCCCGCAGAGTTAATTGGCAAGCACAGCCTCAAGGCATGGGGTGTGCGACTCGGACACCTGAAGGGTACGTTCGGTGAAACCACAGACTGGGCGCAGTGGTCTCAGGAGATGCAGAACTACTGCGAGCGCGACGTGGTGGTGGACGAGCATATCTACAACATGATCCTCAAGTCGGTGCGGTTCAATCCACGAACGCACGACACGGAGATGGAGTTCAAGCAGTACATCTTGGACCAGGAGAAGGAGGGATTTCCACTTGACCAAGAAAAGACAAAGGCACTCTACACAGAACTCGCCGCTGAGCGTGCGGATCTCGAA